AGCCTGCGGGCGAACGACCCGGCCGCGCTCCGGTGCCTGTCGCAGACGACGTGTCGTGGCCGCTCGACCTCAACATTCCCCGGAGCCGCTGAGGGCCTCTCGCCCGCGAAGGAGCTTTGAAAGATGGCCCATATGTCCAACCGCAGCATTCTGGAGAAGGCTGACCTTGCACTGAGCGACCTCGTGCAAGGTGGCGGCCTGCTGAGGCCCGCCCAAGCGCAGGCGTTCCTCGAAATGATCACCAAGGAGTCCACGCTTCTGAAGCAGGTGACGGCGGTGCCGATGAAGTCGCCGTCGCAGCAGATTCCGTTCATTGGATTCAAGGAGCGCATTCTGCGACCGCGTCAGGAAGGTGTCGTCCTTACGCAGGCGCAGCGGGCCAAGCCCAGCTTCAACATGGTGCAGCTGGACGCCAAGAGCTTCATCGGCGAGGTGCACCTGTCCGATGAGCAGCTTGAGGACAACCTCGAGGGCGACAACCTGCGTCAGACGGTGTTGCGTCTGATCGCCAAGCGCGTCGCCGTCGACATGGAGGAAGTTGCAATCAACGGCGACACGCAAAACGCCGACCCCGTGCTCGCGACCCTGGATGGACTCTTGGTGCAGGCGCGCAGTCACGTCGTCGATGCGGCAGGGGCGCGCATCGACACCGACATCCTGCATGACCTGCTGCGTGTGATGCCGCAGGAATACAGGCGCAACAAGTCCGAGATGCGCTTCTACACGGGTTGTGACGCCGAGCTTCGGTATCGCAGGGCGCTAGCGGAGCGGCTCACGAACGTGGGCGACCGCTTCCTCGAGGGCAGTACGCCGATCACGTTCAGCGGTGTGCCGCTCGAAGACGTCCCGCTGTTCGCAGAGAACACCGGGCCGACGAATAACCTGACGACCATTCTTTTTACACATCCCAAAAACATCACGCTTGGCATCTGGCGTGACGTGAAAATCGAGTGGGCGCGGGATATCCGTCAGCAGGTGCTGCAGATCGTGGTCAGCCTGCGATTCGACGTGAAATACGCGGATGAGAACGGGGTCAGTAAGGCCATCCGAGTATCTGCAACTTGAACACGTCGCCGCAACAGCACGAGAGAGGTGAGTCAGTGAGCGAGAACGTTCTTTGTGTTCGTCTGAAGCCATGCCTGCCACGGGCAGGCCAGGTGCTACAGCACTACTCCTATCGCGGCATTCTCTTCAAGGCGGGAGCCGGCTGGGTCAAGGTGGCCGACAGTGTAGCCGAGCACCTGCGCACGGTGCGTCAGCAAGCGCACGACTCCTACTCCCCATTGGCGTTCGACGTGTGCTGTGAGGATGATGCGCGCAAGCTCGACGTGAAGGACATCGAGCAGAGCGCGGAAGCGGTGCCCGTGGATCGGGCGCGGTTGCAGCTGGCGCGCGAGAGTGCGCCGAGCAGTGAGTTGACGGGGCTCGTCGCTACGGGTGGAGCGACGGCCGAGGTTAGCAAAGAGCGCCCGGCCGCCCGCGCCAAACACTGAGGCAAGCCTTGTACGCGACTGCGCAAGACCTCCGCGATGAGGGTGTGACGACGCATGAAGCGTCCGATACCCGCCTGATTGCCCTCATCGCGGAGGCGACCGATACCATCGACCGCGTGACCGGCTGGTTCTTCGAACCGCGGGTGCGAACGCTGCGCCTTGACGGGCGTGGCACACCCTATCTGAGTGTTCCGTGGGTGCCGCTACTCATCGACCGTGTGAGCGTGGACGATCACCTGGTGGACTCTGCTGACGTGCGATGGGTAGGTGCGCCAGTTGAGCCAGGCTTCATCGAACCGCGTGTCGAGCTCCGGGCGGGGCTGTTCACGCGCGGCGATGGTAACGTCGCGCTGCAAGGTACCTGGGGCTACACAGAGCCTGACGGCTCGCCCTTCGGTCACACGCCGCTTGCCATTCGTCGCGCTTGCATGCTGCTCGTCATGCGCGCACTTCCGAAGCTCACTGACCATGACCTTGTGAGCGATGCCCGCTCGGCCTGGCGCACCCTCGAGCAACGGACGCGCGACCAGTCGTTCTCGCTCAGTAAGCCTGTGCAACGAGCAGACCTTACTGGCGACCCCGAAGTGGATACCATCCTTTCGCGGTATGCGCGACCCATCGCGCTGGGCGCCGCATGAATGCCGGGCAGGCTCATCTATACCTTCCTCGCCGCTCTGCATAGGCTGGACCGTACCCGAGCCGGCACGATGCCGCTGATGGATCCGGACTTTCGCGAACCGATCTCGCTCGACCTTGATGAAGACGGGATCGGTGAAGTCGCACGAACCGAACTGCCCGAAGTACGCATCCCCTGCCAAGTGGAACCTCAGACCTTCGAGCAGCTACGTATGCTGCCCTCAGGAAGAGCGCCGCGAACCTCGCTCGACTTGGTGATGCACTTTCGAGACCTCGAGCGGCTTGGGCTCGTCGGCACCGACGGGCGAGCTCGCATCACCACGGGAGATCGGCTCTCGGGGATCTACACACTTGACGGGGAGCTTGTGCTTCCCGTGCAGACGCCACCTGGACTGTTCGTGACCGAGTCACGCCCGACGGGCTTCGGTCTCGGCCTTGGACGTGCGCGTCGAAATCTGCTGCTGGTGACATTTTCAGATCGCGCCGCGAGCGCGTCGTAGGGGGAAGCGAATGGGATGGTTGATGCTGGCGGTGCTGGTGCTCCTCGGAGCGATGGGCTGCAAGGGCGAGGACTGCAGTGTCGGTGAGACGCGCTGCAGCAACGTCGGGGTCGATGTCTGCGATGGCGCGGGACACTGGGCTGAGATCGCCGACTGCCGCGGGGTAAGTGTCGAGCAGAATGCTCCGTGGGCTTGCTGCGCGGTGAGCGTCGGGCGCGATAGTAAGGTGCTTCATGCCTGCCTGCCCGCGGACGAGTGCGTAGAGGTCGACCGATGAGCTTGAAGCATCCGAACGCCCAGCTTGTGCGCGACTTCTGGGCATTCATGACGAGGCACTTTCGCACGCATGCTGTCGTGAAAGCGGACGCGACCGAGATGCGCGCCGTCGCTACGGCGCTCGATGTGATGGGGGTGGCCGACAAGCGCGACTTCATGGGTCGCTTCGCCACCACGGTCGGCCGCCGAATCTATCTTCCCTTCACTCCCGGCGACGACCATAGTACGTGGGATCCTTGGGAGCAGATGCGGACGTGCGCCCATGAGCACGAACACGTCGTGCAAATGGATCGCGATGGCGCGTTGCGCTTTGGGTACCGCTACCTGCGGAGCGATGCCATGCGCGCGCAGTACGAAGCCGAGGCGCGCACCACAGAGCTCGAGCTTCACTTCTGGCGCTTCAACTCCATCCCGCGTCTCGAGCTCGCGGTCGAGGGGCTCGCGAGCTACTCGCTCAGCAAGAGCGACATCGCCGCCGCGCTGATGACGCTGCGCTCAAACGCCGAAGCGGTGAAGCGCGGAGCCGTGCTCACCGAAGCCGGCCGCGTCGCGATCGATTGGCTGAACGACCACGCACCTGACCTTCGCCGCGTCGGCCAAGCGTAGAGAGGTGCCGGTCAAGCGTACGGGCGACTGGAGGCTCGCTCGGGAGCTGCTCCAAGGAGCCCCCACAAGGCTCAAAATCGCCACCGACCGTGCGCTTCGTCAGGAAGCCGAGCAACTGCGCAGCGAGGTGGTCGAGGGCATCACGAAGCAAGCGCCTGCCGGGCAGGCCTTCAGCTCGCTTTCACGCTTCACCCTCGCCAAGCGCAGGCTGCGCAAGTTCTCAGGCTCGAAGGCGCTCATCCGAAACGCGGACCTACGCAACGCGGTGACCGCCACGGTGAGAAACGGCGAAGCCTTCGTGGGTGTGCCTCGCAAGGCCCGGGGACGCGATGGCGCCGATCTCGCGGACGTGGCGAAGCTGAACGAGTTTGGCAGCGACCCGATCGTCATCCCTGTCACGCCCAAGATGCGCAGGTTTTTGTATGTCCTTAGACGTGAAGCTGGCGGTGACTCGGCCCCGGCGGGATTTGCAGCGACGCCCGGTGTGATCATCACCCGCATCCCCGCGCGGCCGTTCCTCCGGCCCGTGTTCGACAAGTTTCGGCGCGACGCTGGCAAGCGCTTTCTCGGCCGCGTCGCAACCCAGTGGAAGGTCCTCGGATAGACACATGGCGACACCGACCCTCATACGCATCTCGCAAGACCGTGGTCCCACCTCCGGGGGAGACCTTGTTCGGCTCAACGGCACAGACCTCGGCGATCGTGTCGCGGTGTGGTTCGGCGGAGCCGAGGCCGAGGTGCAGCGCTTCGTGCGCATCTCCAGCACCACCGCGTTCGTGGATGTACGCACCCCAGCTCACGTGCCCGCTCTCGTCGACGTCGTGGTGTGGAACCTCGACGCCGAGGGGCTTCCGATCGCAGGCGAGCGCTCGACACTCGCCCAATCGTATCGCTACCTGCGCACGCCACTGACGGCTGAGGCCACGCTCACTCGCATCGTGCGGGCGATGCTGCAGGCGCTCAAGCGCGACGTGCTCGAGAACACCACGATCACGGTGTCGGTTGACTACCAGGAACCCGTCGACGATGACGACGCCCCAGCCGTTGTCGCGCGCGTTCCCTCGCTCGTGCTTTCTGGACCTACGCTCCGCGAGAACCGCTTCTATCGAACGGTCGAGCCGAAGGAAGAGGTCGTGCTCGGCGAGCACGGCCCGGAGATTCGAAAACGCCGACCGCCCTTCACGGCCGACCTTACTTTCACCATCACGGGCACAAGCTCAAGCACCGTCGAGCTCCTGAATCTCATGAGCGCTGCGGTGACCTTCATCTCGCGCAATCGCTGGCTCTCCGTTCAACGAGATCCCGAGAGCTCCAGTGACCAGGTGCGATGGGAGATGCACCCCGACGGGGAGATGCGTACCAAGCTCGCCTCAGGTGATGGCACCCGCGCCTTCACCGCAAGCCTCATCGTTCGCGGGGTGGACATCGAGGAGGGCCAGCCGCTCTCGCTCACACGAATCGTCGAGAACACCTCGGTGATCGCGGAACCCCTTCGCATCGAGGCCATCGCATGAGCATCGCGCTGACGAATCTGCGAAGGCGGCTTGTCACCATCCTGGTGCCTGCGGGCTCGGCGGGCTCGAACACGGGCGCTCTGCGCATCGCCTCGATGCAAACCGTGACGGGGCTCGAGGACTCAGTTCTCGATCTCCCTGCCGTGCAGGCGGCGCTCCGCGCAGGCGAGCTCGAAGCGCGACGCGTTGCGCCCACGACACCCCCTCTGGCTGCCGCGCAGTCGCAGTCTCCCCGCTCGCGAAAGGCGAAGACGGATGGCTGAGCTTCTCGCGAGTAAGGTCGCTGTCTTTGAGGAGCCGCCGCCCGTGCGCGGCATCCCATCGCTCTCGACCAGCGTCGCGGGCGCAGTGGGCGTGACCGAGCGCGGTCCTGTTG